GGCATCCTCCTCATAAGTGAACGCTGTTCCCGCGATCTTGAAGTGCTGCGGGTTGTACGGAAAATCCGGATTGCTCCCGGATACATTCGTCTGCACAATAGTCTGACGCTTCTTCTTCAGCCGTCTAATGTCCTTTTCCGTCTCTTTGATCAGCTCGCATGCGTCTATGTACTGCTCCAGAACCTTTTTCTCCATTGGTATCACCTCCCCATGTGTGTTCTTTTCCGGTTGTCCTGTCTCTCATTCTGATCTCGACCAATTCCAGATGCGACACATTCAGAACTTCTCGCACAGCCTTGACCACGTTCCAGATCGGTCTCGGCAGGCGGCCGGCATTTCGAATTGCTCTGTCTGCAGTCGGATCGCGATATCCTTCACCATTCATCTGTATCCTCCTCAACAAAACTCCAACTGTCCATCATCAACAAATTTCTGCTTCTTCCGGCTTAATTTATCTCCCTGCTGTTTTAAGCGCTCAACACGTACTTTCTGTTTCAGATTTGCCATATAATCATTGTCAACTTCCGGTGGAACCTTCAAGAAATATTCTTCTGGAAGCGGCATTCCGTTTTCTTCACATAACTCGGCAATATCTCTTTTGTAAGCAATGATATGATTTCTGGTCAGATTCATATTGCAACCATCCGGCCAGAACGGATCATTACAGCCGTTTTCATTGATATAGTTCCAATGATCGCGTTCGCGGGTTATATGTCTGCAGAGCAATTTTAACTGCTGTTCTGGTGTATTCTCTTTCATCTCAGAAAATCCTCCAAACTCATCTGACCAGTAATGCTTGCTTCGACTTTCTCAGCATTCCTTCTCTTTTGCTTATAGTCGTTATATTGCATCCGATATGTATAGCTTTTTCCAAAGATATTCCAAGCTGCCTTTACGACGTTCGGTTCGTATTTTCCAATCTTTTCCAGATCATCAACCGCCTTGTACGAAATCGGGCAGCCACAGCACCCTGTTCTTGTCAGTCCATACACCTCATAAGCATCTGAGTATCTGATCCCGTACCGCTCTTTATACCATTCTTTATCCTTGTCTGATACATAGTAGAGTGGACGCAAGCGGAATTGTCCGGAAGCGGTTTCCGTAAAGCATAACGCTGTATTATCTTTACGCGGAACCGATCTCATGCCGCCCTCATCCCTGCGTTCACCGGTAATAACCATTTCATATGCTTTCTGCACGTTGTGAGCAACCTGCTTTTTGCAGTAATCGCAACATTTTGCACTTATTTTGAAATCCGGTGGATACTCCGCAATGAAGTCCCGCATATACTTCGATGAATTGATCACAAGCTGAATATTCGGTCTTGGTTCTCCCGCCGCATTGCAGCAACACAAGAAATTAATTACGCTTTCACATTTTGGATATCGTTCTCTCAATTCATGTCGCTTTGCCGCCTTGTCCTCTGCCTTATCGTATTCCTCTGCGATAGATAACGGTATTCCTTTCTTCTGCCACTCGGACAATCCACCAGACATGATTTTGGACACAAAAGGAATCCCATACTTTCTCGATGCCTGCACAATATTGATTTTGGGTCTGCATTCCTCTATCTCAACCCCATATTTTTCAGCGGTTCTCTTTACGTGGTCTTTCGTTGCTTTCATTTCCAGTCCGGTGTTAAAAAATACGTATTTAACCGGCGGCAGGTCGAATGTCTTTCGCGTCTGCTCGATAAGATCAATCATAATATCACTGTCTGCTCCGCCAGAGTATGAGCATATTGCGTTTGGATGCTCTCTCAATCTTTTTGCGATAATGCTTTTAATTGCTTCGAATTTTGCTGGTGAATCAAAATCTGCGTAATCTGGTCTATCTAAATATACTTTGCTTACTCCGTTTTTCATTATCTTCAGAAGCCCGGTATACCCTTGCCCCGGCCGGAGGCTGGCTCCTTTCTTTTTGTTCTACACTTTCATTTTAGCTCCGCACTTCGGGCAGAACTTCCATTTTGCTTTGATATATTCTGTACTGGATCTTCCTGTTTCAACGGCATCATAACTCTCAACCTGAAAGCCACAACCAGAGCATTCAGCATGGATATAGTCGTTGTGCTCTTCTCTACTTTTCCACTTTGCTTTTTTCATTCTTCCCATGATTCCTGCTCCATTCCGTAAGATATTCTTCCTGCTCCCGGTCCTCTTCCGGATCCTTCGGACGCTCTGGCCGGTTCAGTAACCAGGCAAACAGGCCAACCAACGCACCGCAGAACACAACAATTCCAATCACTGCCATCTTCTCGCCCTTTCCAATAATTCAATTCTTGTTTCGTCCCAGTCATCCAGAAGATACTGGGGAAAATCCAGCTTTTTATGCCGTTCAAGTTCCCGATCAGCCCGTAGAAGACCGTTCTCTTCCACGATTCTGCGAATGACGGCGTGCCCGACTCCGAATTTTTCCCGTACTGCTTTCTGCGTCATGCCCGCTTTCAACAGTTCCAGGATCTGCTTTTCTACCTTTTCCGGCGTTTTCTGCATCTTCTCTTCCTTCCCACCGCAGGCACTGGCAGCACCGTGTCTTGGTGCTCACCAGCGTTCCGCGGATCATGTTTGCCCGCGGGCAGCCGGTGCCTACATACACCGCTGTTCTGCCCACGCTGAGCACATGTTTACAGGTTTCATACTTCTCCATGCTACGCATCCTCCCTGGTTCCGATCTGCATCTGCTTTCTCTGGATATCGCCGATCAGGTTTTTCAATGCTTCCGGCATCTGCGCTTCCTGCCGTCTCCGCTCCGCCAGCTGCTCGTAGATCATGCGGAAGTTTGCGCGGTCCGCGGAGATGTTCTCCGACATACAGATCTGCTTGAAGCCGAGCCGTTCCACGCACTGCCTTGTAATCGGATCGAAGCTCTCCATTGCGTCCTCAGCTCTGTATAAGCCGTATTTTCGAATTGCTTTCAACACCTGCTCCCATCCTTCACCCCAGTCGAGAACTTCGCCGGAAGCGACCCCTGCGGCCGTCTCACGGATATCTGCGATGGATGGAGACCACTTATTTGTGGCAACCCACTGATTCAGCGCCGCCTCTGCCGTGCGGTATGGGATATCCTGGAGTTGCTGGTACCACAGTTCCATCGCCTGGGTATTCGGGAGCAGGTTCTCCCGGGGATAATAGGTCTTCAACGCCATTGTGAACAGGGAAAATTCCTGCTTATTCATCCTTATCACCATCTTCCTGGGCGGCCCATTCGTTCGCCATATTGTAAAAATCATCTAACTGCTTCGCTGTATTGTTTTCTGACAGCTGCTTGGCTATATGCTTGTTCCACGGTCCGTCATCATAGTTTCCGTCGATTACCTTAGCCATATTGGCATCCTTGATCATCCAATCGAAGTTGGCTGACCAGTTCCGGTTATTCGCCCCTTTCAGGAACGAGGATGCCTC